TGGCGGCGTACTGGACTGGCAGGAAGAAGAGCTTGACCGGATGGCCGGCGACGATTGGAAGAAGCGCGAGTCCGTAAAAATGGCTGCTTGGATTCGACCCAAGGGAGCGCACAAGCAGATGGTGCAGAAGCTGCTGCAAGTCAAGGCGCATTTGATTCTGTGCTTCCGGGCAGAGCCGAAAATTGAAATGGTAAAGAACGAAAAGGGCAAGATGGAAATCATTGCCAAGCAGTCGTTGACCGGGCTGGATGGCTGGATACCGGTCTGCGAAAAGAGTCTGCCTTTCGAGCTTACCGTCTCGTTCCTCATGACCGCAGACCGGCCAGGATATCCGAAGCCGATCAAGTTGCAGGAGCAGCATAAGGCGCTATTCCCACTCGATCAGCCAATCGATGAGCGATCCGGCCAGGGCGTTGCCGCATGGGCCAAGGGCGGCAAGGTCGAGCCGACGAAGGAGCAAGGTTTAGCGAATGCAATAAAAGAAGCAGGATTTGAGGTTGCGGACGTTCTGAGGGTTTGGAAAAAGAATTCGCTCGCCGAAGTAACGGACGTAGGAGCGGCGATTGCATGGCTGGTAAAGGTGAAGGCCAAGCTTGCAGTGCAAGCGGCGCCTGAGACCGCCTCGCAAGCCGCAGGACCATCCAAGGTCACCGTCGAATGGCTGATGGGGCGATTCGATGCCTCCACCGACGTGGATTTACTGAAGGCCGACGGAGCGTTGATCGAGGAACTTCCCGAATCCGACCGTGACCAGGCGAACGAATCCTATGCCTACAACTTTGACCGACTGACGAAAGGTGCGCCATGAGTCTGCTACTCCAAACCGCGAAAGCGATCCTGCATGAAGTCGATGGTATCGAAGGCGGCTATGATCCGAATTCTTACATCCCGCCGCATCTTGTCGAGGCGCTACGCGGCGCGATTGAGCTAGAAGAATTTCCCAAAAATCAAGTTTCAGGTCTGAGAAACTATAGCTTGCATCCGGCGTTTCAAAAGGCAATCGAAGATTGGAGAAAGGGAAAATGACCCAATACGTTGAATGCCACGAATGCGACGGCCAGCGGTACGTCGTGCTGCAAGGCCGGAAAGTCCTGTGCGATATTTGCGAAGGCGACGGGCATATACCTATGCCGGATATTCCTCACATCATGCGCATTGAAGAATCGGAAGGCGGCTATGACTGACAAGGCGCTGGATCAGAATAAATTGTGCGGAAACTGCAAGCACCAATCGGTTAGTTTTTTTATTGGTGACGTGTGCGGGCTTGGAGAGGGAAGATTCAGCGGTGGCTCATATACTGATTGCCATACTGCGAGGCGATCTTGTCAGCCATGCGGGCCAGATGCGAATTTATTTGAGCGGCGCATAGGAGTAGTTGAAAGGCTATTGAAAATTTTTTGGAGGAAATCATGACCAACACCAAAGAAGTGGCATTGCCGGAGTTGCCTCCGTTGCCAACGACAAGCAAGTACAGAGTGGGCTTCGGCCCTGGGGATATCGCTGACATGCTTTCGACAGAAGAGGCGCACGCTTACGCCCAGGAATACGGCGCGTTGTGCTATGAGGCGGGGAGGCTGGCGGCGCTTGCGGAAGTGAAGAAATATGCAAGCGATAAAGATGATGCAGCCGTTGATGACTTCGCTTCGTCAATGAAAGCCAAACTTGCGAAAAAGCGCGGCGAGGGGCGCGGCGGATGGGATGATGAATCCCAGTGCGAAATAGGCGAACTTGCTGAAATGCTGATCGACCACATCCCGAAAGGTGACCCTGTTGACATCGCCAATTTCTGCATGATGCTTCACCAGCGCGAGCAAATGGCTGTTGAACATCATCCGTGTTATGGAGGCTCTGCTTGTCGGGCAATCCAGAACGCCGCCCTGCGCGCCCAACCTCAAGCACAGGATGCGGGGAATATGATAGCAACGCTTCAGGAAGTGAAGCGCCGTATCGAAAATTCACCGTACCGTAGAATGTTTCCAGATCGAGATAGCTTCATTGTCGGGTTGATTGACGAGGCCCTCAACCAATCGCTCACACAGCCGGCGCAAGAGCTTTGCTGCGGAGAATATAAAACGTGCAAGAGGGCATGCACGTCGCGTGGGTGGTACATCGCCGAACAAGAATTCTTGCAACAACAGCCAGCGCAAGCCGCCGTGCCGGAAGGGTGGAAGCCGGTACCGATTGAGCTTACTGAGCAGATGGCCGATGCCCTCGATTACAACACATGGCCAGACACATCAGGAGAAAAGCCGCCAATGCAGCAAGCTTGGTCTGCTGTGCTCAACGCCGCGCCTGAGAGTGGGGAGGGGTTATGAAAGAGGCAAAAGACCATTGCAGAATAACGCCAGAAGGTTTGGAGATGGGAAAGTTCATTGTGCGTGCCACTGAACCATGCATAGAGCAACTAAATCAAGAAGGTGAGCCAGACGAAAGGTGCAAAACTTGTGCATTCAGATTGGGGACGGTCCCTAATGGTTGCCTACAGACGCAACTTGATGCATTGAAGGCTGTGTTAGAAAACGTGCCGTTCATGTGCCATCAAAAGAAAAATAATGTCTGCTATGGATGGTATGCGGCACGGCAGGCTCCCGCAGTAAAAGGCAAGATTAAAAAGGTGCCATGGAAATTTTCTCCACCAGAAGAATAGGAACTCATCATGACCAACAAACAAATGACTGCGCAGGAGCAGATTGCGATGCTGCGGGACGCGCTGAAACAGTTCCAATACGCAGCGCATGAAATATTGTCCACGCAAAGCGACAAGATGCGACTGGCCGCGAAGATGGGAGACTCGGCTCTCAACGCCACCAATCAGCCGCCAGAAGCGGAGGTGGATGAGCGAGATGAGTTCGAGAGGTTTGCCAAAATATACGGGTCTTTGATGATGGAACGAGAAGGCCCAGGATACCTCTTCAGGGACACGCATATTTCTTGGATATCGTGGCAAGCCCGCGCCGCGCTGAAGGGAGGCAAATAGGATGGACATCACCCTCCCCTGGAAGTCATGCCCTAAGAAACTAGGCGAGGACGCGCTAAAGTCGCGCCCCGAGTGGGCCGCCGATCATGTGCGCGCTTGCTGGAGACTGTTCGCCGCCTATCAGGCCAAGAAAAATGCGACTCGCTCCAGCGTTGCAGAATGGGAGCTTGCGTGGCATGGCTGGGTCATGCGGCAGCGCACGGAATTGCTGGACGTAAAAAAGACGGTAACCGGCTGGTGGTCGAGCGCGTCAGGAATCGAGGCGAAAGGCAAAGAGTTTGGCCTGATCTACGATCCTGCAAGCTGCTTTGCCTATTTCAAACTGCAAGTATTCGATGCTGCCGGTTCGGGGCCATGGAGCCAAAAATGATCGGTAGACGAATCGATGTATCCCTGACCGTGCAGGAGGGCGTTGCCGCCGATCAGGTCGAGTACATGTGCGCGTGCATCTTGGCCGATAATGGCGTGCCGATTGTGCCGCTCACGCAAGACCTGTTGTGCGGGAGCATGACTTGCGAAGTGCATGGGCCGAGGCGGTTTTATTGCTGGACGGGGCCGGATAGGCGGGTATGAAACTCTATCAGACAACCGACATGGAGGGCGCTATCCGGAGCATGGCGGCGTCGAACCCGCGCACCGTGGTGTTCTACCATAACTGGTGCTTACGTCGCGTCAGGCCGCGATTTGACCTGCTGGCGGACATTCCGTCCGTATTGCTTCGGGCATGGGACGCCAACGCAGATAAAACCGGCGCCAAGTTCCAGCGCGACAAGGGGCTGCTGTTCTACAGTCACATGAGCAGGCTGGACAAGATGCCGTCCACCGATGGCCTGATGTTTACGGAAATGCCGCTGGCATTCAGGGATTTGGAGCAGTTCGCCGGTCGGGTCAAGCATGAAATCGTCGTCTATCGGCCGCCCGACTGGTCGATGCATCAGGAGGCAATCGAGCATTCCTATCCGATGTCCGGTGACTATCTCAAGTTTTTTGCTGAAATTGGCGAAAAGTTCGGTAAGCATGAACACCTGTCGTTCAGCCAGAACTTGGCCCTTAGATTCTGTGGATTGCCGCCTGAGCGTCTTGCTGTTTTCAATATCCACGACATTCAGAGCATCAAGGGCGCGACGATGCGACGCATACTCAAGTTCCAGCTTTGCATGCGCAGACACTACATCCGGTATGACGCCTATAAGCCTATGATAGCGCCGACCAGCCAGGATCAGCTTGACGTGTATCGAGCCATTGAATCGCAGCCGGATGCCGGCTCAGGCGTGCGCCTGCTCAAGTTCGGCAAGGCGGAAGGCCCAATCGTTCCGCAGTTCGAGAAGACGCTGCGGCTGCTGGTGAAAAACAAATGCATCATGCGGTACGATGACATTCACATTATTTTGGACGGCTGGCAAAAGCTCGATTATGAAGCTATCGACGCGGTTGCCGAAGTCAGACGCAAGGGGTGTTTAAAACTTCGCTCGACGGTCGAGCAAGCGCCCGTTTATCCACTGGAGAGTTGAAATGGCAACGAGGCTATACAAGGTATTGATGGGGGGGGCATGTCCACTTGGTCGAAGCGGCGACGCAATCGCAGGCGATTCATCATGTCGTCAAGGGCAAGGTATCGGCAGAGGTTTTGTCGGCGCTGGATACCGCCAAATTCATGGCTGAAGGTCACAAGGTCGAGAAGGCCGGGCAGGAAGAAGGTGAAAAAAATGAAGGTTGAATTTCAGAGTGGCGGCGGTCCGCTTGGTAGCTTCAAGATCGAGCCGGGAGACGAGAAGGACCGGCAGTTGCTGACCGTAATATTCGGCGCGGCCTCCATCATGCGGCTACCGATGGGAATAACAGGGTTTCAGCAAAGCGAAGTCGAAGGGGTGACAAGCTTCTCGGTAGGGTTCGTCATTCCACACGGCCAGCAGCCAAAGCTAGGGGAGTTGACCGATCAGGACAAAGAGGCTATCGCCGCTCAGGATGTTTTAACTGGGGCGGGGAATCTCGCGTCTGCTGATCCGGCTGGTGATACTCAACCTCAATCGCCGCCCGAACCGACTTGATTCGCGGCGCTTCAGCCTGATAGATTTTGTTCAACTCGGCCAGGACTAGCGCCTGGTCGGAATTCACCGGAGTATCCGCATGGGCGCCCCTAAGTTGTATGGCAGCTTTCAATTTCACGTCGGCCATAGCAGCACTGTCGAACTCCATGGTTGCGAGTTCACGGATGATATTTTCAGCTTCCAGACGATTAGCGCGAGTGACGTTCTCAAGCTCTTTCCTGAACTGGCCGACAGACATCCGGTCATACTCAGCGTCTTGTTTGACTGCGGCAATGGACGCGCAGAACCCTTGCAGCGTGTCGCTGGCGCGAATGTATCGGTCGAGTTCACGCGGGGAGACCGAGAGGTAGCCGCTTGCGGCGAACAGGTCGCCACGGCAGCGTGTCAGGGCATCCCGTATAGTATCCTCACTGATGAGGCCCGCTCTAAGTGCTTCGCTGGTCAAAACTCAAGCCCCCTCGCAAAACCAAGCTTGTGAAGTTCGGTCAATTGGCGCTTCATGCGGCCCGCGCCGATGTCGGTACGATAGGCCGGGTTGTTCGGAATCTTGACCTTGCCGATAGCGTTATATGCCGAGCGTCGCGCTGCGGTGATGGTCGATCCGGTGCCGGTGACGATAAGCGGCATGTCGCCGGTAGTAACCAAGCCGGGCATATCTACCACCTTGTCGCCGATCATCATAGGACGCATGTCCATCTTGACTTCGTTGAGGTGAACATGCCGCCAGTCTTCCGCGCCATTGACCGGAATGCCGACGAGCTTATGGTTGATGACGTTCTTGGACGGAAAGCCGGGCAGCGTGTAGACGATGGAAACGCACACCTCGCCATCGACACACTCAATCGTGTCCTTGCCGTTCACTAGATCGAGCATCCACTGAACCGGGTCTTCGTTCTTGATGTGCGCCGTGATGTTGTGACGCGTCGGCCAGCCGTCGCGCATGGTAAATTCCATCGGCCACGGAGCCTCGGCATTGATCATGCAATTGTTGTCGATGTAGCCGACATACCCGACCTTTTCCAGTTGGGCGGTCAAGGGCTTCAGCACCATGTCTGCCAGCTTCGACTTGGTGACCATGCGCGATAGGGTGCCCATCTCGCCGGTAGCCACGCCCAGGTCATCGTTGTGCATCTTCTTGTACTCGAAATTCTCGTACCACCACTTGGACCAGCCGCCAGGGCCAAACCAGCCGCCAACCGCCATCTCGATACCCTTGATCTTCTCCTGAAGGATGAAGCCGCTGCTGCGCGCTTCCTTGACCAGATTAGGCTTCTTCTTCCACTGCTGAAGCATGTAAATCAAATCATCCTGGCCGCTGGCCACGT